TTACCATATGTTGATACTAGTTCTCTTTGGCTAGTAATTAAGTTAACTTTATTAGCATTTGCTAATGTTGAGCCTGTTGCTGTTGATGTTGCTGTTCCACTTGTTTTATCTTGTGCAGTTGCAATTAAGATATACGGAACCGAATTCGTTGGTGCAGGCAGGTATTGACTTTGATCAACTACACTAACCTCTACTCCTGGGGATACTAATGCCATTTTATTGTCCTCTAATTAATAGTAACTTACGTTACTTTCTTGCGTTACGAATATTTATTACAATATTGATTAATTGGTGGTTTACAGAAGCCTTTACAAAGGTCTAATATTTATAAATACCTGTATGAAAAGACCTATTTGCAGTGCATGTAGCTATGGTACCTGTGCAATCAACTATAAACGTCACGGAAAGACCTATTTTCGTAGTCGTTGCTTGGCTTGCATTAATAGAAATAAGAAGAAAAAAGTTCCTATTCCTCGTTGGGCATCAAGTGGATACAAGATGAAAAGAATATGTGATGTTTGCGGATTTCAGTGCAAGCACGGTAGCCAAATGAGAGTGCATCATATGGATGCCAATCTAAATAATTCTGAATTATTAAACTTACGATCTGTTTGTTTAAATTGCACTGCTCTTATACAGGCACAAAGTAGAGGGTGGAAAGCGGGAGACTTATCCCCTGATTAATTCAACTTGTTTATATAGTTCGTCAAGGCTTTTATTATTATCTAACACATGATCAAACTTGGTACCAATCCAATCATATTCACTTCTATGAATACCTAGTTTTTCAAGCTCTTGAGTGTTGCCATTAATTGCAATATTGTACCAGTCAGGTCGTTGACCTCTGACTACTTCTACACAAACAGCACCTAACTGTTTAAGCATAGCAATTTCGTTTTTAAAGCGAACATCACTGATAACAATGTCGTCATCTGTTTTTCTAAGTTTATTTTCTAAACTTGCTAACCACATATCGTCGTGGAAGTGTCCTCTGATTACATCTGTTCCGACATATTGAAGTACCCATCGCGGAGTCAAGTGGGGTATGTTTAAGCGGGACGACCACCACGGGTCTACTTGCTCACGCCATTCTCTACTTGATTTACTACGACCTTCGAGCATTTCTCTGTCCCATCCAAATATATGACATATAGCATCTTTAAGATTATCAGCGAAACTTTCTCTTCTAAATTCATGTAAGTTAACAAGATAGTCTGCGGCTGTGTCTTTGCCGCTACCAATGAGCCCACTAATTGCAATGATCATTTAAGTTTGTGTATTCCTAAGTGTTTAATACAGTCTTGCAACATTTTAATTTGTCTTTTACAATCATCTAATGCGTGATGACTTGCTGACTTTTCTTGTGGTAGTTCAGGCCAAAGCGAATACACTGTTCGAGCATCTCTAACTTTATAGAACTTCCAAGGCAGAGGTATGCCGTGTGCTTTGTAAGCGTGTTCTAATATATTCATATCAAAACATATACCATTTGCCCATATTTTATCGCTTTGCCAAATCATTTTACCTAACTCTTCTAGACAGTCACCTAACTCTCTTCTAAACTGTTCTTCAAACACTTCTCGTTGTGCGTCTGGTCCTTGTTTTGCCCACCATTCTACAGTAGAATCATCTATGTGTCTGTTGGGTTGACTTTCTGGACTTACCCTAGCATAGAAGTGCCGTTCGGGCCAGCCTGTGGATATAGGGTCAAATGCCTGAGCCGCTATAGTCATAATCATAGCGTCAGGTCCGGTTGCGAGTGTTTCGATATCGATCATTAAGTCCATAATGCACATTATAGCATTAATGAATTAAACGGTCAACCTATTATTACTTAGATTTTTTAGGTTTATTAGATTTTTTAGATTTAATTTTTTTGAGGAATTTAGTTTTTGTAAAAGGATTGCTGACTTTTGCTTTGGCTGATTTTTTTGGTCCGCCACGCCTTCTAAACTTATTTAGAGCGTGCATGATTTTGCTTGCTACATTGAATTTTTTGGTTCTTTTTGCTCTTCTTGCTTGTATAACTTTAGTTCTAGCCCGTGTTGTTTTCATAGCCGCACGTCTTTTAGTATCAATTGGCGCACCGCATTGTTGTGGGGATCCAACTATTCGTCCTGCACGACTACCTGTGTCACAACGCCATTTCATTTTAACTTTGGCCTTGCCTGTGCCGCCTGCACCTACTCTAGCAAATACCATGCCTTCGGTTATAATTTCGTTAATTTTCATTACCCAATAACCCAACTTAGTGGTTCACTGTGATCAACGAACAGACTTAGATCTTGTATTAGTCTATCCATCTCAGCCTGTGCTTCTGCTTTTAGAGATGATCCATTTAATGGAGTACCACCTTGTGGGCCTGCAATAGTAGCAAATTTCTCTCTTGCTTCACCAATAATCATTTTGGCTCCAGCATAGGTATAATCCCTAACCCATTGTTTAATAGCAATGTCTTGTAATAGTATAGTTTCAGGCTTAAGATTGTATGTCCAAAGTAAAACTTGCTCACCGGATGCTTTAGGATCACGCATTATTGTTAATTGTTTAGTTACTGGAGCAAAGTTATAATTCATATAGCCGCCAAACATACGCATCGCCATTTCAACGTATTGCGTGTACATTTCAAACGTTGCTAATCCGCCTGCGTTAGTATAGTTAAGCAAGTAAACGTTTAATGTTGCTGATGAGAACGGATCAAAACTTGAGCCTTGTCCTCCTGTACTATCTCCCATTGTGCGTCTAAAAACTTGTCTAACTGATTGAACTTCAGCCGGTAGTACATAAGTGTTTTGACTTTTAACTAGTGTGAGTAATGAATAACTTTCTTCATAGGCATTTTGTGCTCTTGTTCTGTATGTGTTAAGAGACCTTTCGTACGCTGTTTCGTAGTGAGCTGGATCTAGTTCAAGATCAACTATGCCTTCACCTAAGCGATTAGCAACGTATGTAAATACTTCTTGTTTTAATGTAGTTAAGTCTGCCATTGTTTTCTCCGTTACAACTATTTATCGGAGAGTATCAATTAGGTTGCTTTAATAATAATCAAGTTCTCATTGAATCGACCATTAACGGCAGTTGATGTTGTTTTAAGAGTATCGTACAGTTTGCGACTATCTGGCTTGCCTGCACCTCGTATCTCTTTAATAAATTCTGCTGGCTTGCGTAATGTTTTTTGCGAGCTCCTGCTTGTGTCATATCCTAAAATACTTGTGCCTTTGACTGAAAATGTTTTAGCATAGTCATCAGCAACATAATATTGTAGTTTACGATTTTTAGTATTGTACACCCACAGCTCGCTAGCAGTGAGTATTCTAGTAGGTTCTACTGTTTCTAATTTGAACTCATCAAACCTTCTTAACAGTTTTAATTTGCTTACGACCTTCTCTGGTGGCACTGGTTTTTTACGTCTAGTACCTACTTTGGCCTTCTTACTTTGATGATATGCATCTAGTTCTGCTATAATCGCCGCACAGTAGTTGATCATGTTCTTTTGCTGGGTCTTAGTATAACAACTGTATCCTTCGCTTAAATCAGCGTCTAGCCCTGCTACAGACTCCTGCAATTCGTCTTGTTGCTTAATCCAAAAGTCTTTTATGATACTGACGTGTTGAGCAAGTATGTTTCGTTCAGCTAGAAAATGTTGTATTTTAGGTTTAGCACCTGCTTTAATATCACCACTTATATATTCATCCCATAACCCATCAATGTCACCTCCAGCTAAGTGTGCTCGCTCTATCATAATTTCTTGTATGTTAGGTTTGTTTGATTTAGGTTTATCTTCATCAACATCATCATCTCTACTTTTCTTATGACTGTCAATTGCTTCTTGTGTTTTTGTAACAATCCATTCTTGCTCTTTTGCCACTAACTCTAACCCAGTTTCTTGCATTCTAGCTAACCAGCCTGCTGTAGTTGGCGTCCACGCATCTTTAACAGGGCTAAACTCTTTAGCAAGTGATTCATACTTGTTGTCATTGAGCCATCTTATGATCCACTTCTTTGCTAGTTTCTTGTCACAGCAATAACCATACCAGTTGTACGCCCACATTATTTCTGATTGTCGTTCGTCAGGCTCGGGCGGAGTAGTAAATACCGGCTCGTCACCTTTTGCTTTGCGGTCTTCTATTGAAGCTCTAATTGGTTTAAATGTCAAAGTAGTTGTCCCATTAAAATCATTTTTTGATATTCTGCAATTATAGTGTTACATTCTGTTTGCAACTCTATAAATCTCCTAGTTGGTTTATGTTGTCTTCTACAATTAATTTCTTCTTTACTTAACTCAGAAATCAAACTACAGATATTTTTGTTTATCATCTCTAAGTCTTTTCGTATGGTAAATGATAGGTTTTTGGCTGATTCTAGCAATTCCATCTCTATCATTGTCCAATCTTCCGATGTGTCTATTTGCAACATTTAATGAACTTTACTACCTTTAATTTATCTAGTCAAGCTATTATACAAGTTTTGTATTTTACGGTCAACCAAAAGGTTCGATAAATACTACGATATAGGAATAACAGATGCCAAGACTTAGTAATTACAAATCAACAAAAGCTAACGACTATAAGTTTTTAGACAAGACTATCCACGAGATGTATACTGTGGGCGGAATAGATATCTTTGTACACAAATACTTAGGTCCTAAAGTAGTAGGCGATAGCTCAAGCCGAGAAGGTCACGAAGGCGGAGACGCAACACGTCCAACATATGACGAGTCTGATCCGTTAGCTATAGAAGATTTACTATTCTTAGAAAATAGGGATCGAGAGTATGATGATAGCATCTACGTCATGCGTGGTGTTTATAATGTACAAGACATTGACTTTGATCTTAGCCAATTTGGTTTATTTTTAAATGGCGACACCTTATTCATAACATTCCACTACAATGACATGATTGACTCCTTTGGGCGTAAGCTCATGAACGGTGATGTTATCGAAGTTCCTAATTTAACAGACTATCATCCGCTTGATATGAGCGGACCTAAAGCATTACCTAAGTATTATGTTATACAAGATGCTAGTTTTGCATCAGAAGGATTCTCACAAACATGGATGCCACATTTATGGCGTGTTAAAGCAACACCTCTAACTGCTAGCCAAGAATACGATGACATACTTAACAAGCCAATGGATGCTGATAATCCTGATGCAGGCACATTAGAAGACTTTTTATCAACTAAAAATAAAAACTTAGCAATTAACGATGCAATTGTTCAACAGGCAGAGGTTGAAGTTCCTAAAAGTGGATATGATAATACTGCATTTTATGTTACTGCTACAGTAGCTGGACAGCCAGCAAATCCAGCAGATGTAACTGCAGATGGAGTAAGTGTTCCGGGTGTTACACCTAAGGTTGATGGATACTTAGTTGGTTATAATACAGGGAACGATGTTCCGCCTAACGGCCTACCAGTTACGCCAGGGGTAAGTTTCCCCTCAAACCCCAATACAGGTGCGTATGCACTACGATTGGATTTCTTTCCAAACAGACTATTTAGATATGATGGAGCAAGATGGGTGAAAGTAGAAGATAATGTAAGAACTGAATTAACTCCAGGATCACAGAATACCTCACAACAAAGCTCATTCTTTAACAATGACTCGGTTATTGGTACAAGCGATCGAGGCAACATACCAAGTAGGCAAAGTCTCAGCGATGTACTTAAACCCACCAAGGATAACTAATGGCACTACAATCTTTCTTTTATGATGACCAAATAAGACGTTTCTTATTGCAGTTCACACGAATGTTTTCAAACTTTCAAGTTGAGTATGGCAGAGATGATTCAGGGGCACCAACATTAACTAGAGTACCCGTTAGGTATGGAGATGCTAGTAGACAGGCCGCCACAATTATTGCAGACAATTCAAGAAATAAACTGCCCAACGTGCCAATGATGACCTTTCACATTACTGAGTTAAAATATGCTCGTGAGCGTGTTCAAGAGCCATATCATGTTGATAAAAAATCATTTAAGCAAAGAAATTGGGACGAAAATTCCCAATCATACGAAACTACACAAGGTAACGCATTTACTGTAGAGCGACTGATGCCTGTTCCATATAATATGAGTATACAGTTAGATATATGGACTTCAAACACTACTATGAAGTTGCAACTACTAGAACAATTATTAGCATTGTTTAATCCAAGTATGGAAATACAATCAACAGATAATTATATTGATTGGACATCGTTGTCAGTTGTTGAACTAGGTGATGTTAACTGGAGTTCAAGATCGATCCCTGTTGGCACTGATGATAATATTGATATTGCTACACTAACATTTGAATTGCCTATATGGATAAGTCCTCCAGCTAAAGTTAAAAAACTTGGAGTTGTACATAAGATAGTATCAAGTATCTTTGATGCAAACGGTGATGCAAACGAGGCATTAGTCAATGATGATTTGTTGTTAGGTACTAGACAAAAGATTACACCGTTTGGCTATCAGGTTGTCCTAATAGGTAATCAACTACAATTATTAAGAAGTGAACGTGTTGATTCTGCTGAAGGAACGTTAAACGCATCTGCTACACAAGATGATAATGTACTATGGTCAGCACTTATTGACAACTACGGTGTATTAAGAGACGGTATTACACAAATTAGATTAGAGTCTGACTATGTTGCTACTGAAATTGTAGGCACAGTTGCATTACATCCAACAGATAATAGATTATTATTATTCTCTATAGATACTGATACTATCCCACAAAATACACTAGATGCATTAACTGCTGTCATTGACCCCACTACTAGTGGGCCTGGAGACGGGCTAATTGCGGCCGCAAACGGACAACGTTACTTGTTAACAGAAGATATTGGCGACAGTGAGAATAGTACTCCTGCATCAGCGTGGGGTAGTTTAATTGCATCTGCAAATGATATCATTGAGTACAACGGCACTAACTGGTTTGTAGCATTTAACGCTAGCGAACGTACACCCGATTATTCATCAGACATTACAGACTTTATAACTAACACTACTACTAGCATACAGTATAAATGGACTGGAGCAATGTGGGTTAAGAGTTATCAAGGTCTATACACGGGAGGCGAATGGAGTCTGGTCCTCTAAACGCTATTGGTATTTGGTTTTATTCTAAATCTACCAACCGATACCTTTATCTATTAAGGAATGATCGCAAGAATCCTGGCACTTGGGGACTACCTGGTGGCAAGGTTGAGGGCAAAGAAAATCTATTAGATGCATTAACAAGAGAGTGTGTTGAAGAACTTGGTGAATTCCCCGCAACAGAAAAAATCATTCCTATAGAACAATTTACATCATCAGACAATCGTTTTATATATCACACATTTTTTGGTATAGTCGACGAGGAATTTGTTCCAACATTAAATTCAGAACACTTAGGTTATGCGTGGATTGATAAGAGTAGTATGCCTAAACCGTTACATCCAGGCTTGTGGTCTACGATTAATGTTGATGAGATAAAACAGAAAGTTGAAACAGTAGAACAATCACTTTATACGTCGCAGTAACTGATCCAATCAGGATAATTCATTTCATTAAAGTTTGAACACCATTTCCATTCTTCAGGAGTCTGGTTATCAAACTGGTGTCTTTTAGCACCTGCACTAACTCTAGTGAACTTTGTACCTTTGTATGTGTTCATTAATTCAGTTATTTCTGCTGTAGTTGACTTGTCGTCAATATAGTCATATCCTAAAAGAAATATTTCTTTGTGTCCATCAAAACATGCAATATATGCCGCTAATAGTGGATCACTGCCTAATACTCTATAGGGAACTAGATAAAATTCTCCAGGATATGTTAAACAATTTTTAGTAGATGTGTAACAAACGGTATGGACTGTGTATTCTTTTTCAATGACTTGTTCTAACTGTTCTGTATTGCGAGATATGTAAAAGTTACAAATTATTTCATCACTTACTCGTCCGATACCGTATGACTGTAATCGTAGTTTCCCTAATAAACCACCACTGTGATCTTGAAGTCGATGTATTAAAAATTTTGATCTGGATTCTCCGTCTGCTATACAAACAGCACGACCTGAGATATGTTGATTTTGGATAGGATTTTCGATCCATTCCCTGTCTTGAATTTTCTTACCACCACGAATAACGGACTTAGTTATAATAAATTCGCCTTCGTAGTCTGAGCGATAACGCTCTTCCATGTTATACTTTACCTACTGCTACTTCTAGAACACCTGGGCCGTCACTGGCTTTCGCTTCTAGTGCTTTACCGACCACTGATCCAGGAACAAAGTTTTGAGAGTCCCATGCTTGTGCATGTCCTGTTACTTCAGATGTTACTAATAAGTCTCCACGCACAACTGGTCCTGTTACTTTACAAGGAACTCTACCTGTTAGTGCAATGTCCTGACCTTCAGTTTTTTGATTCATTTTATACCCTGGATCTGTAGAAACAATGCCTAACACTTTGTGATCAGCAACTGTGTTGCATGCTGTTAGCTCTGCATTTCCACCGATAACTACTACTGTTCCTGAATCATATATAGTATCAGTTGTATATTTTTCCGCCAGATCCGCATACTGTGCTGATGTTGATATAGCATGTAATGTGTTAAATCCTACACTTGCATTGCCAATGTTTCCAACTCCGTCAGCTTGTCCATTTTTTATGTCAGTGTGTGCAGTATATCCAAGTAATGGAAATCCACCTGCTAATGATCCGTCATGCACAACTACAGTATCTTTATCAGTGTCTACAGATAACTCACCTGCCGCTCCGGTAAATGCGTTGCTCTGTGCTGTTGTTCCTCTTCTAAGTTGTAATACTGTAGGCATTTTCTATTGTTTCCTTGTTTGTTCTATTATTTATTGTTTTTACGCACCTACATAGGCTTCAGAATCACCTAGATCAAGTGTTACATAAGATCCAATTGGTTCCATTTGGTCATATACTAATCCCAAACTAACCCCAAATGCATCAGCGCCGCCAGCGGCAAATGGTGTTTCTTCTGTTACATCATCGGATCCGGTCCCTAAACTCTTATTACCGCCTGCCGCTGGATGTGTAGTAAGTGTTGAGTTTGTAAACCCTGAAGAACCACCTGATCCAGACGATGTAACAAATGTTAGGTTTTTAGCACCGTCTGTCTGTAATACTTGCCCTGATGTGCCGTCTTGTACCGGTAAACTAAATGTTATATCAGATGAAATAATTGATCCTGCTCTAAGTCCTACATAATTTGAGCTATCAGTATCATACAATCTAACTTCACCTCTGGCTTTAACTAAAAATTCTCCGCCTGTTGTTTCAATATCAC